GGTTGCCCCGCCCACGCCAATGTTTACGCATCCGTCAAAATGAACTAAGTCGAGTGGTGCAGGGAGTTGCCCGCATTTGCCAGACTGCCAGTATTTGCGTTCGTAAATTGAGCGCACTTCCTCGGCGGTAATGAGTTTTACGGACTGAGTTGGCAACCCACGCTCTATGCGGTCGGCATCGTACTCGGTGTGAGTAATGCCAAAATTAGTTGCGCCGCCGCTGTCTGCGGCATCATTGGAGTAGCCACCTTCCTGCGACAAAACAAATTTGAGAGCCGTGCTATTCATCGTCGTCCTCGTCTTCCTCATCTGGTCCTGCCATCATTTCCAGCCAGTTTTCCATTTGTTTCTGCCGAGCTAACACGTTGCCGTAGCCAATGTTAAACACGTCCGTATGATCTGACGTTTCTGCCTGCGCAAAAATTTGCACAACCTCAAAATGCTCGCTCAAAGCCTGAGCAACTCGCCCAAGAAAATCCTCTGGAGACTCGTCTGTAAACGGTGCAATCATTTGGTTTTAATGGCTTTGTAAAACTTGTAAGCCGTGTAGCTTATGGCCAAGGCCAGCGAGCAAATCCGCAAGCCAGTTTCAAACTCGCTTACGGAAATTGCGACTGCCACGCTATTTACATAGCCAACGGACAAGATGTCGTCAATGTGTCGGCTCATCGGTTTTGTAAATTTTTGATGGCAGAAACTGCGTCAATTAACTGCAACTCAAGTGCCTGATAACGAGACGCCGAATGCCACGTCTCAGCGCCCGCCGCTTGGTATGTCTGTCCCTGTTGCAGATGGAGCACTCCCGACGGCGGGTAAAGCGATCCCTGCGGCACGCGCGAAACGCTGGCGCAACCTATCAGCAAGAGCGTCGTTGCCAACGCTCCGAGCTTCCAATATGGCGTTTTCAGTTTCATCGCAGTAGCGTTCGATTTCTTGCGTAAGCTCCCAGTGCGCAGCGATTACGCGCAACTGCAACCAACTACTGAGCGACTGGAGGAGTAGGAGGAGCATTGTTTTCCCCGAGGAAGATTGCCAGTGCGCCAGCGAGCGCCGCCACCGCGTGAACAATAGCTTGATACTTAGCGTCAGGAATCTGAACGCCAGCAAGTCCGAAAAGCGCGGAAAGTCCGGCGTAAGTCGATGGTTCTTGTAAGCGTGCGAGTAGTGTTTTCATAAAATCAAACCGTAATGAGTGCCGTTTTTTTCCAAGTGTTGTTGGCCGTGCAGATGTACATAAAGCTCGCATCAAACGCCATTTGCCCCGGGCGACCAACTGCCGTTGCTGTTGCGGGCACTGCGCCTGTGCCTCCAGCCGCGCCGTTGATAAATGTGGCTTTAATGCAACGAATCTGCCCAGTAATCGTCGTGGAACTAACAGTTTGCGACGCTGATACCGTGTAGGTTCCTGTGCCGCCCGTACCCGTGCCTAGCGCGATGATAGTCGTGCCTGCGGTTACGCCCGCTCCGCTGATGAGCATCCCGGCTTGAATAACGCCCGTTGGCGTGCCAGTAACGGTCAAAACTGTTGTGGCAATGGAGCCCGTAAAAGTTGCGCCCGTTGTGACGTACTCGTTGGTTCCATCCCATTCCACGCTATGTGCTACTGGAGTCGTCTGGACTACCCCAGCTTGAAATTTTATTGGGGCAGTATTAAGCGTGCCTGCTGCAAATGTTTGCGTGGAACTTCCAGTAAAAGTATTATTTCCTAAAATTGCATTTGAAGCCCTCTGTGCAATAAGGGCACTTAACCAAGCTGTTCCTCCAGAAGCATTTGCAGTTACAGACGGAAGAGATTCCGAACTTATGCTTGGATAAATTGAATATACAATTCCTTGTCCACTAGTCGCACTGCTGCATTTTGTAATTTGAAAATAATATGAGGGAACTGGCAATGTGCCTCTAAACCAAGCTGGTCGCGTATAAACTGGTGCAATTCCAGTTCCGCTTGCCATAGTTACATTGCTTTGTGCTGTTGTTATTGATGCGGATATATTGACTGTTCCGCTAGTTCCATTGAATGTTCCAAATGCTGTAATGGTAATTGTATTTGTAGACGCTGGAATAACAATTGCCTGTCCAACTGCAACTGTTCCAGATGTTACAGAAACAATATTCAAAGAAGTGCTACCTGCTGCAAGTGTTCCAACGAATACAGCTTGATACCCAGTTGTTGCGACAACCCATGGCCCAATATTCATGGTATTAGTTGCGCCACTGCAAAGAATATTGTCCCCAGCAGTTAGTATCGAATGCGAAACAAATGATGGAACTGCCGTGGTTGCTGTATAAACATAACCTGAAGTTGTGCCAGTTCCAAGATTTACATTTGAAACCACTGGTCGAATTTGAGCAGGAAACCCAAGATTGTTTACCGCATCATCGCCGTTAGTTCCTCCTGTTCCACCATACCCAATTCCCAGCACTCCGGCTGAAACATCATTCAAGCTCATTGGTTGCAAACTCACATTTGCGCCATCGGAGCGGAAATGATAGCCGCTAGTACCCGTGAGCGACGTTGCGGATATGGCGTTTAATGCGCCCTGTTGCGATGTTGCCCCGGTGCCTCCCTGAGCTAACGTCACAGCCTGAGCCGTAGACAACGCGCCGAGCGACGCCGCTGTGATTGCCGCAACCTGTGCGGTGCTTGCTGCCCCTGCAATTTTGCTCAACGCAATACCAGCCGCCGCGTCAACGTCGGCATCCACAAGCAGGCTTGCAGGCGACTGCAAAACCCCGCTGGAGTTTTTCCAGAGGCCCGTGCCACCGACGAGCGGCAGCGAAGTATGAACGTGCGAAGGTGTTCCGTCGCCAAATTGAAGCGTTGCTGTGTGGTTGTTTGCGGATGCCTTTACCTCAATCGCAATGTAAATCCGATCTGTCAGCGCAATCGTTGTTTGCGAGATCAAAACCGAAAGCGAAAATTGCGCCGAGACGTTGTTAATAATCTGCTCGCCAGAGGTGCCGATCAACGTCGGAGCATCTGCGCCATTGTACACGTAAACCTTAGCGCGGATTACTGTTGGCGAGTTCGTGTTAGCCGTGCCTAAAGCCCACAGGTTAAAATCCCACAGGCCGGCCGGAATCTGCGTCACGTCTGGATCAATGGGAGTTGACTCGCTGACGTACCCACCCAGAAGCGTCCATGTTCCGCTTGTGAGAGTGCCACTTGTGAGGCTGGTAGCCGACGCCGAGCCAGTGCGCCCCAGTTGCTTGGGCGTCCCGGGCAAATTAGTCGTTGGTGCATCTGCGGCTATGTCCTGCCTCAAATAATACGTTAATCCGTTAGCGCCACCGCCGCCGCCCGTGGACGCCGTTGCTGGTGCCCATTGCGTACCATTCCATGCGAGTACCTGCCCGCTTGCTGGCGCTGTCGCTGCGACAGCCGAGCCTTGGAGTGCCACGACTTGCGCTGAAACTGCGCCAGCCGCGAGCGTTATGTCGCCGCCGAGTGCAGGCGTCTGCGAGGTCGTCAAATGCCCGCCCGTAAGTGTTGCAAAGCCGGATTGTGCGCTTGTGGGAATGGCGCCGATGCTCGCCGGAGTAATTGCCGCCACCTGCGCAGTTGTTGCTAGTGACGCCAGCTGACTCGTTGGGATCGCGCCAACATCGCCCGCCGATGGCATGGCGTGAACGTGGTCAGCGCGGGAGTAACTCTGCGCCGTACCAGCCGCTGCGGTGCCGAGTGCCTGCGGTGCGTTGGTTGCGCCAGCGTTGAGCATTGCGCCTGTGGGTTTTGTAAGGGACATAATTAAACTGTTGGAACTGCTGTGGCTTCAAAGTTTAGCAACAACTGTGTACCGCTTACTGCAGTCGGTAAGGTTGTTGGGACCGAGAAGTTGCTGGTGTATATTGCTGATCCGTTAACAATACGAAGACCCTGAATACCGCCTTGATAACTATATGTGTCGTTATCGTAACTTTTACCTATATAAAGAGTGCTTACATTGTTAATAGATCTGCTATCTGACCAAGGAGCACCAGTAGCAACACCGTTGATGTACAGAACAGAGTATCCTGATTGTCTTACCACCGCCACATGATTCCAAGCACCAAGTGAAACACTTCCAGATGGGCCTAGATTGCCAGAATTATTGTTGGTGACATATTGTATACCTGATGGAGTCATTCCCACATAGAAGGAATTATTTATATAGATATTTACCCTGTTATCTAAGATTACAAGACTACCATAAATTGAAGGTTTGACAAAAAACTCTACAGTGAAATCATCTGTACCAAAATTAGCGACAGTGCTATCAGCTATTGTTAGGCAGTCTGCTCCGCCAGTGAATGACGCAACCTTAACTCCACCACCCTCATCACTCTGAGTTACAGAGCCATTGAGTGTTACTGTGTGATGAAAATCAGATGTATCAGAATACCAAGGATTTATTTCCTGTTTACTAACTACTCCGCTTCCGTTTGTGGTGATATTATAATCGCCCTCGGTAAATGACACATTAGCCGCAACCGCATCAGTGAAATTGGCAAGCCATAAATAGCTTCCGTTTGCTAACGTCTGATCGTCCGACCAATAAATATTATGCGCAAACATGTGCCCCCACGGAGTCCATGCGCTATTGCGCCATGCAAGTATCTGCCCCGTAACTGGTGCCGTAGCCGCCACCGCTCGCAACTGCAACGATACCGCGTCCGCTGGCTGAGGTGCCCACCACGTTGGCGAGTTTGCTGGATCGTTGCCCGTGTTTGCGTTTTGGATGCAAATCCAAGTCTCGCGCTGAGATGTGGCTACCAAATCTCCCTCGGTGTATGTCGCGCCAGCCGCCCACGCACGCCCGCCGATGTCAGTGCCGCCACCGCCGCCGCCCTCGCCCTTCAAGATCGCCCGCACGCTGACAGCCGCGCCCGCTGGCGGCGCTTCGCTGAACGTCAACGTGGTGCCCGCCACTGTCCACCCGCTAGGCTGGTCAATACCACCAACGCTGACGAGGTACCCGCCTGCGTCCGTGCCTGTGCCGCCCGTGATTGCGAACGCAACCGTCGAGCCGTCGCCCGTGCCAAGGTTCAACGTCGTCCCAGCCGCAACGGGCATGCCGATTTGCACCACGCCGGGGTCAGCGCCTAGGTAGACGTTGCCCGTAGTGGTGTTTACGGCTAACTCGCCCAATGTGAGCGAGGTAGGATAACCCGCGCCCGTTACCGCATTGCGCTTGGGAACGACTGGAACGATTGCGTTGGACATGATTAATAAGTGCCGCCGGTGATCGTATCGATTGCGAGAATGCCAGAACCGTCGATTGCCAAGCCAGCGCCGACCTTAATGCCGCCGAGTTGCGACGTAGTGGCCGCTGGCAGTGTGTAAGTGCCTTGTATGGCGCTCAATACGCCTGCGCCGTCAATTGCGAGGTTAGCCCCAACGCTAATTGCTCCCAACTGCGCAGTCGTTGCAACTGGCAACTGCGAGCTAGTCAACGCACCTGCGCCATTGAGCGTTGCGACGCCGTTAAGTGCGCCTAGTTGCGCGGTCGAGATTGCGCCAATGTTGGCGGGCGTCAGCGTCACGTTGCCGTTTACTGGACCCACGCTGTTGACGCTGATAACCTCGGACGTAGCGCCGTTAATTTTGTCCCATGTCGTGCCGTTAAACGCGAGGATGTCGCCAGCAATAAACGAGGTTTTGCCGTCGATGGCAGTGCCCACAGTCGCCGTGTTAGCTGCAACATAGTAATCCCCAAGTCCTGCCGTGCCTGCGCCAACAACGCCGCCGGATGCGATTACAGGCGCGGTGTTAACCGTCCAGGCGCCCTTGAAGTGCAACTGCCCAACAACGGACGGAGGCAACTGCGCGAGAGCAATGTAGCCCGAGCCATCAAGCTGCGGGATGCCACCAGCAACAGCGGACTGCGTTAGCCCGGGAATCTGCGACGTGGCCAACGTTCCAATCTGCGCCGAACTAATCAGCCCAGCGCCAGTAAGCTGAGGAACGCCATTAGCGGTCGCTGCCGTTGTAAGCTGCGACGTCTGGACGCTGCCAGCAGTTACGTCTACGGGTGTTGCTGCGTTGCCTTGAACAAATACCCGCCCCGTAGCGGTGTTTACAGCGATTTCACCCAACGTCATGCCCGTTAAGGCAGTTGGTGCTAAGGTTGATAGTGCGGTCGCGTTGATGCGCGGGACGATTGGGACGATTTGATTGCTCATGAGTAATTAGTAAGTGCCTGCGGTTGTAGTCATAGGCACCCATTGAGTGCCGTTGTAAGTGAGAGTCTGGTGATTTGTCGGCGCAACGTCCGCAATTGGAACGCCCTGCAATGAGGTTGCGTCAGTGCCCGTGCCGCCCGAGCCAGGTAGCCCAGGAATGCCTGTTAGAATTTCAATGGCAACAATGCCACATTCGGTGTTGCAGCTCATTTGGTTATAGTTATGCGGCCCACGAGCAACGCAAGCCTGAGTCCGTCTTCAATCCGAGTAGCCCACAGCCTAAGCGTTGCGGTCTGCGCGGTTAGCGTGCCGGTGATTGTGTGGCTGATAAATATCCGAGCGGTGACGTCATCGCAGATTTGAATTTGCGGAGTCGCCACAGATGAGCCATTAGCAGCCGTCAACGTTGCTTCAAAATCGTATGGTGCCAGCGGTAGATGACCGCCCGAGTCGTCCTGTAAACGGAAGCCCACAAACCAATCCGCGCCTATTGTCAGGCTTTGGGCTGTGCGTGCAGGCGTCATACTATAGGGCCGGATGTAAAGCAGAATCACAGCAACCGCTAACCGCCTGAGCGTGTTGCGGCCATGCCCGTTCCCAGCGGATTTCGTCCGTTGCCGATGGATGCGCCCCGATAGGACACAGCGGAAGCTCGTCAAAAAGGCTACCAGTGGCCTTGCAGCCCTCGCGCTGGGAGCAAGTCTGGCAGACGCGAAATCGCTTGTCAATCAGCCAGCGAGGGAGGGTCATACAGATTCATAAGTTGGCGTAATTTTTATTATGCAAAAATCGTCAGGCCACGGCCAATCAACCGGAAAAGTTGCTGTATTTGTGCCCAAATTTAGGTCATAAAAATCAACAGTAACGTAAGAAAATCCAATTGGAAACTGCTCCTCTCCAGGATAGGTTATAAGCGCAACTTGCAACGGTCTTGTATTGCGACAACATCCCGTTTTGTCTGCTCGAGCATAATTTATAACCGGTTCTAACGATTGAGTGTCTACGCTGCTGTTTGGCCCCGTTGGGACGTTCAAAAATCCAACATAAGATTGACGCGATCCGATCCCAGAATAAGCATTATCAAAATCAGGATAATTCCATACGCCATCGCTTATATATTCCTCGTCGTTAATTTTGGAAAAAAAATTGCATGTGTTTGATGAAATTTCATTTAATGCGCAATGAAAAGTTTTCCATCCTTGAGCAGTGAAATTTTCTATTGTTGAAAACAACCTTGGAATTTTATCATCAGCAAAATCAGGGTCATTAGGAGCCCCCGGATAAAATATTGCTCCAGAACCTAGTCCTGTTTCAATAAAATTCACAACGCTACTTTTTGAATCCAACCTTGCAAAAACAACACCGTTTGATGCGTTGTAATTTTCAGGCAAAATCAAATCAATTGAAGTAATCTCGTTTTCTGTTTTCAAGCAAACAAACCACGGGTATTGGTCTTTTGGTAAATTTGAAAAATAAACATTTGGAACTAAATCATCAAAAAACGCAATAAAATCAAAATTTTTATAATGCGTTAAAATTAACTGATTATTGATTATTTCTACATAATTTTTATATTTATAGCTGTTGTTAATTGCAGAAAAATTTGGTAATAATGGAATTAAAGTTTGATTATCTATAATTTGACTGGCAGCGCTTGGTAACCTTAAAACAAATTGATCAACTATTGCAATTTTTGAACGCAATTGATTGGAGCAATTTAATTCTCGTTCCGTAAATTGATGTAATCCAAGCCCGTTTTTTGAATCAAATTTTGACTTTCCGGTGTTCGTTACTGTTCCATCTTCATAAAAAGGATCGTGATAACTATATTCAACGATAAATTCAAAATCTTTAAGTTGCCGCCTGTTTAAGCAATTTTGCGCACTCATTTTACGGCGGCGTTGGCGCAACAAAGACTAAGTCGCAAACACTAGGTACTGGCGTTGCGCATAAGTTCTGAATTAACTGCGCCTGATTTTCTGGGTCAGTCGTGTCCGTCGAAATGTACGCAATAGGATAATATGCTGTCGTCTCGGTGTTTGCGGGAATAGTTGCGTGCACCTCAAAAAGCACAGTGTCCACGTCCACTTTGTCGGTGACAAACGTCACAACAGTTACCACCCAGCCGTCCGTCCACTCCATTATTAGCGGAGGCAAGTCGCCGGGAAACATACCCGTTGGAATTTTCCCGCCAATAAATCCAAATTGAATTTTGAATTTCCATTGGCTTTGCGACGTATTCGCGGTTGTGACTTTGAATGGGCAGACTGCGGTTGCGCCGCCGCCACCTGTCGCCGACGAAATTGACAAACTCCAACCGCTTGGCGATTGATTGAGCCTGTAACCCACGCCGCTGTTGGGTTTTAGGCGTGCAATTTCGTTGCGTAGTGCTTCGAGTTCCGCCCAGCCTACAGGACGCCCCCGCTGAAATGGTGTTGAAACAATTGGGCCAGCCATACAATTAATCTATCACTCCGTAGAGGAAATTGTCCCACTTACCAGCGGCACTGTCACCAGTTTTGCCCTGTCCGTCTGAGCCCATCCACTCGTAAGTATTGCGCCATTTAGTCCCCTCCTGATTGCCTTTTGCGCCGCTCAAAATAAAATCGCGCCCGCCAACGGTGGTATCTGAAATGCCGGGAATTGCAGACCAACCACCATCAATTTGTCCGACTTTAGATTGATCAGGCGGGCCTTCTTCTAAAGCAGTGTTGCGGAGCGTGATGCGCGGCGCAAGGTAGGACTCAATGCCAGCCCGCCACCGCGGCCAAAATGAAGCCGCAAATACCGTATCTTGCTCAGTTTCCGGCCTCCAATCGGCTGGATCAAATTTGCCGTTGATTCCGTTTTTACGCCACTCGGCCCAGTTGTTTTTTAATTTGTCAGGAAACCCAGCAAACTTTGCGTGCGTCTCGAGCGGCTCCGTGGTCAGCGAGCTATCCACGCTACCTTGGTATTCCGGCGTTGACTGATCGCCGCCTGCAAATTCTTCGACCAGTGTATAAACGCCGTCTGCGTGCGTCAGCCGCCACGAGCGCGCATCCTGCGACGGTGTCATCTCCTCAAACGCCTCTTGCGTTATGGTATGCGTGAGAATCTTTTGAACGTCCATTGAGGACTCTCTGCGGACTACTGTTTGAGACATAATAGGTTAGGCTAAAGCTCCGTAAGGGGTAACTCCCATATCGCGGGTTGTCAGCGCAGTTGCAATTATTTGCAAATGCTGATTTGAGCGTTTTTGCTCGTCGAGTTGCTGGCGAGGGATGTCCATGCCGCCACCGCCGAACACATTACCGCCACCGCCAATTTTGCCAAGCGAGGTTGTAATTGCGCCCGCTTCTGCGCGGGATTTAGCGGGCATAGTCGCAAAATCAATGCCGGTATCTAACGGCTTAGGCTCGTATTTTTTGAGCATTTCGGCTTTTACCTGCGCAACTCGTTCCGCATTGCTTGGTAGCATTGGCCCAATAAAGCCTTCGCCTATTGGTGTCGCAACTTCTGGAGCTGCTGCAACTTGGTTTCTAAATTCAGCCGCACCAATCCCGCCACCAATGCCACCTTGCCCCATAAAAGCTGCGCCCGTTGCGTTTTTTGTCGTTGGTCCGCTCGGTGTAATTTTTGCAACAAGGTCGCTCGCCTTTTTAAGCATTTCCTGCACAGACGCAACGCCATCCTTTAGCATGACCACTGCTTGCGCTATGGCATCGCCAAACGATTGCCCAACCGCCGTGAGATCAATCTTTTGAATTTCTTCAACCGCAACCATTAATTGAGGAATGACGCTTGCGGCCATGCCAACAAAAAACGGAGTAAATGCCACAGCTAGTTTTCCAATCTGCGCTTGAAACATTGCAAACATGGGCGCGTAATCCTGCATCATTTGCGCCGACGGTGAAACGGCTTTTTCGGCCTTCTCAATCGCAGAGCCCGCAATAATTGGAGCGCCTCGCCCAAGCAATGCACGCTTGGCAATCAGTTTATCTGTGGACGATGTTAGCCCTTCAATGCCCGAGGAAACCATTTTGTAAGCTTCATATTGAGTTTTGCCTTTGAAACTGTCTGCGTTGAGCCCAATCATCGCAAACGCCTGCGAAGCCTTACTTGCCGGGTCGCTAAGTTCGCCGAGCGCGGACGCGAGTTTCTGCATTGTGGCGGGAACCGCTTCCGAGGATGCGCCCGCTTTAGTAAATGCTTTTTCCAGAGCCATCAACTCAACTAGGGTGATGCCGGATTGCGTCGCAAGATTTGTCATTTCCTTGGTCTTGCTCATTGCTGACCACATGCCCATTGCCGCTACGCCAACAACCGCAGCCCCAGCGGCCACGCCGCCCATGACTGGCCCAAGCGATGACATTGCAGCGCTTGTGCCGCCGATTGCGCCCATAATATTTCCGCTTGCTAGGCTTTGTCCGACATTTGAAAATGCCCCCTTGATGCCTTCAAAGCGCGTTTGCAAGCCGCTAAAAAGTGACGGTTGAGAAACTTCAGCAGCAGTCTTTTTAACCTTTTGCCCAAGTTTATCCATCTCCGCAATCAGCGGTTGGACGTTGCCTGAAAAGACTGCTTCAAATGCCATAAAATTAGCTCCAGTTTACGTCGTCGCGATTAACTACGCCCGCAGCAATTCCTGCAATAATGCTCGCCCGCATTTTGGTTGCTTGGTTATTCATGGAACTGATAATTGCTCGATTGATTCGCTCTTGAATCGCCGACGAATTAGAATGCAATGCGCGGTTGGTTGCTGCAAATTTAAATTTGCCATTTTGCTCGTAAATGCCTACCTTGCCACCATTTTTGGATGCCCAACGTCCCATCCAATCTGGATATTTAATGCCGAAATAATTACAAGCAGCAACCCAGCCGCCTGCGGTTACCCCAATTTTTAAAAATAACTTTTCAAGAATTGGTTTTCTCTGGTCGGCCCAAATTCGGCGTTTTGGCCCTCCAACAAAATGCTTCTTACCGTCAATGTTGGCATTATACCACCGCACCGCATCATCAACGGATTGCGTTAATAAATAAGGAAATTGCACTTTTGCTTTTGCAATAAATTTGGGATCCAATCGAAGCCTTGGATTGTGCCCAAAAAATGCCTTTCCGACGTTAACCGTGATAGAATTGCGAACCTTGGAATACCCTTTGGCGTAAGACGTTTGATCCATTGGAGGCGTGATTGCAATCACGTCTTTCATGATCATTTTGCCTTGCTCTTTAAGCTTTTCCCCCATTGTCTTTTTGGAAATTGCAACGCTATTTGCAATCCATCGGTTAAAACGCTCGCTTGCTTTATCGAGTTGCATTTCAATTCTCATAATCGTCCTCCTCACTAATACGGACGGCGGCAAGTAATTCCTCCACGCTAGCCCGCTGCTCTGGATCTGCGTGCGTTTCTTTGGTTGTCCAGGCACCTTGCCCCCAGACCGCCGCGTGCCAGTATTTTAAGGCTTTGCTCATGGGTATTCGTCGCAAAATGAAATCTTCAGACCATCCAGTTTCGCGGGCCAGAGTTAGGACGAAAGATTCCGCCCACCCCGGCCCTACTAGTTTTTTGGCGCTTTAGGGTCGGCCTCGTCAGATTTGGAAATGATTGTCACTTGCGCGTCAGCCTGTGCCGATTTCTGGGCGGTTACCCATGCGCCCGCATCTTCCAGCAACCGGAACGGAAACACCCGCACAAACGCCCTTATAAGCGCCTCAGCGGTGCCATCTCCGATTGTCTGCTCAACGTCTTCGGTCGGTTGCGACGCTAGCCATATCATTGCGACGATTGTTTCGAGGTTGGAAAACCCAGCGGACTCCAGCGCCGCCATGCTGATGCAGTCCTGCGCGGTAAGGTCGCGCAACGTCAACGGCCCCAGCGTCGTGGTGGATGTGATAAATGGGTTTTTCATACAAGTTTTGCAGCGTCCTGTTTAAGCCATTCGGGCGAGTGATCGTACACAACCGCCGTTGTCAGCCCCTTGCGCAGCCGCACGCCCGTAGCCATCTCGTGCGCCTGCCGCTTCATGTCGCGAGAGTTGTCGCGAAATGCTCGCATGATTGCCACAGGATGCCATTCGTTAGCCTGGCACCATTCAAGCGAGTTCCAAGCTTTTTTAAATTCTTCAAACGTCATTGCGCCCGACGGAAATGCAAGCGGTTCTGTGCCGTCATAAACCCATGTTGCGTATGGTTTGCCCGCCTCCATTACTTTTTCAAGCTGCGGAGTGCCAAACGCGCCGCCAAGCGAATGCCAAGCTGCCGCCATGTCCGTGTTAGGCGAACGCCTAACGTCGTCGTTATCTACCACCACGTGGTATGTGTGTCCTTGTGTTATCATGCTAATTGGTAAGCTACCCCGCTGTAATTCCAGCCGGGAAAATCTGTGTTTTTGGTCGTCTGCCTCGCGGTTTCTATAAACGCCGTCCCGTTGACTCCAAATGGCGGTTGACTGGTTAGCCCGGTTAAAAACGGCACCGTGTTGCCGCGTCCCGAAACCGAAAACCGTTGCGTGACATAGAGCGTTCGTGCTTTTGCAAAATTGCCGTCTTCGTCGATGATCTGCTTAATCTCAGCAACGTGCTCAACCTCAGCGGCCTCAGCAACGCCTCCGTAACTGCTTGCAATGGTGACGCCAAAGATCATTGCAGAAGCGTAAAAGTTGCCGACGACAGGCTGAAATCGTCGTTAGTCTGGCTGATTTTAGCCCCCGTACATTGCTGGCCCGACCAAGTGCCAGTTGGCACGGTCAAAAGCGCAACGTCGCCTTTGGCCTGCACTTGTGTGACCGTTTTGGTTCGAGGCTTTGGCAAAATTGCAGCAACCGCGCCGTCTTCGTTTTTGATGACGTTCAATTCTTGAGTGACTTCAAACGATGACTCTTGCAAATAACCAGCCGGAACCGTTGCGCTAAATGGCGACGCTCCAAAGTTGATGCTCATAATTGTTTGCGCTGTGCGCGGTTAGGTTGCGTACTGATAAGAAACGCCCGACGCTTCCCAGCCGATAAAATCATCGTTTTTGGAATTGCGTTTTGCCGATGTAACAAACGCTTTGCCGGTTACTGCGCTGATTCCAAGATTGCCTACCCCGACGCTGAAAGGGTTTGTGCCTTTGCCTCGTGCCGAAAAATCAAAAGATCCATCGTAAATGTGCGTCTGAAATTGAGTCCCGTCGCTACCCACAAGCCGTTTAAATTCGGACTTGTGCTCGACGTCGACGGACTCAACAACAATCCCAGACGATGAAACTAAAGTGACGCCAAAAGTAGCCATAAAATGTTATTCGTGAAGAGTGTACGTTGCTTCGGACGTTGAAAAGTCGTCGTTGGTTTGGCTCATTTTTGAGCTTGTGACCGTTGCTGCATTAAAATCCCCAGACGTTGGCACCGTTAAAAATACTGCGTCAGATTTGGTCTTTACGGTCGTAATGGTTTGTGAGCGTGGTTTTGCCTGAGCCACAAGCGTTTTGCCAAGTTCGTCACGGATTGTGGCAATTTCAATTGTCTTATCTTCGGACGACTCTTGCAGGTAGCCGGATGGTTTTGTTACGCCGAACGTGTCGGCTCCAAATGTGATGCTCATAAATTTTTAGAGAGGTGAGAATCCAACTATGTACTGCAATGGAGTTTGCCAGTGTCGCTCGGCGTGCGCGGAATCGTCTGATATTGCCACGATCCCGGCGAGCTGCACAACGGTTGACGTGATTGAAATGGTGCGCATGAACGTATCCACAGCCGCCACAAACGCAATGTGAGCCGCTGGCGTTGTGTCGTCGGCCTGCGAAACTGCAATGACGGTTAACTGCCCGCGGCCGAGCGGCGAGCCCACAACAGAGTCCGAGCGAAGCTGCAACAAAATGGCTGGCGAGGTCACGCGCTCATTTTCCTGCGGTTCGCCAACGTAAACGTCGGGAAACTCGACCTTAAGCGCGTCTGCAATAGCTGCCGCTAAAATGCCACCAATCATCGGGACACGTCCTCCAGATAAATGCTCCACGCGGTCGGATGATCTGCGGTCCGCACAATGCGACGCTCAACGCCACGGATGGTTAGTCGGTCGCCTTTCTGCGGTGTTGGAAAGCCACGTTTTTGCATGTAGATTTCGCAACTGATATGCGTTTCAAACCCGCCAAAATTAAGGACTTCCGACGTGTTGGTTTCGTTGATCACGCCCTTGTAAGTCTGTCCAAGATAGTCAAATTCCTCGCCCATAAAGTCTAAGGACTGAGCGAGTGCATTTTCTGCGGTATCAAACCACATTCCCATTAGTCGCGTTTCCGTTTTGGCGTAAGTGCCACTGGCTGCGGCTTGTTGCGTTTTTCGCGGTCCGGCTCGGCTAGAACAAATAACCGAATCAATCCGGCGTCGTCGCATGCCTTGTAAAGCTCCACTGCCTCCCCGTAATTGTCGGAGGTCAGGATGATTTCGTTGTCGCGGGTGACGATTGTCAATTTTGCGCTCATAATTGTTGAGGGGGGCGGAGGCGATTAAACCCCCGCCCCGGTTAAGTTTACTGGGAAACGATACGCACGCCCATTTCAGAGCGGCCCTTCTGGATCCCGTAAAGGATACCAAAGCTGTAAACCAATTCCGCAGTGTTCACGTCGTAAAAACGGCGCATCTGCACGGGCAGGTTAATGCCGGGAACCACAACGTCAGCAATCTCAGCGCCCATCTGTACCGCGCCGTCGGCGTTGACCGAGCGGCCAGCCATCAAAAGCGCCGACTTGTGGAACGCAAACCCAGCAAGGTATTCGCCGTTTGCGTCTGCAAGCGTCGATTCATAAACGTCAAATCCAGCAACGCGAGGAATGAAGCCTTCAGCTTTCTGCGCAATGAAGCCGGGGAACTCAGCCGTATTAAGCGACTTAAGCAGGCTAGCAAAATACGCGGGCGAAAGAACCACCGCGCGGCCCTGTTGAGGGGCGCCAGCAAGGTTAAGCTGCGCACGAAGGTCAGCGAGGTCGTTGCGGTCGAAGTTTGCGGCGGTCGAAGTCAGCGGAGTCGAGGTGAAGTTTGATGCGGTGATCAGATTCCACAACGCGCCAAATACGCTTTCCCCAACGGCTTGCATTGCTGGCTGCACAAACAAATCGTTGAGGTTGATCGAGGACTTGGATCTTTCTAGGTCGGTGAAGCCAAAGACAAACCCGGGGTAACTATCGAGCGTTATGGTTTTTGCAGTTGTCTGAACGCCAGTGCGGGAGAACCCAGAGGTCAAATCCTGCGCTGTGACGTTTACGGGATAGCGGGTTGTGATGCTTGCGCCACGATCAGCGATCTCGGAAGAGAAGTCGTAGGTGATGCCGTTGAGCGGAGCAAACAGAACTTGAAGTGCAGGAAGCGACTCCTGAGCGATTTGGGCGAGATTTACGCCTGCGATTGTGTTGGACATATAGTGTTAGTTTAGAGTGGTTTAGCTGCGGAGGGTGTCACGATGCTTCGTGTAAAAT